CATTATAATATAGATTTTAAAATCTACAAAATAATGAGTTTATAGATATCTCTTAACAAAAATCTAAATATTAAAAAGTAGTTAAAAAACATCTTAACTACATTATACGAGGAGATGAAAGAGTGAAATTTTCTATTAAATTAGGAAAAATAAAAATAACCTTGCATTTTCAAATTTTAAGAAAACACAAGGTAAAAAAAACTTTTAGAAGATGGAGCTAAAGCTCCTCTTCACCAAATATTTTAACACAAGAAAATTTCGCTTGTCAATGATGGAAAAATTTGATAAAAAAGAATATAATGTCAATTATCGAAAAGAGCAACTTAAAAGAAAGGTAAAAGCACAATTTAACACAGACTTGTTCTACAACGAAAAAGTAGAATTAGACAAATTACTGAGTGATCTAGGGATGACTAAAAGAGAATTTATACTAGAAGCAAAGGATGAATTAGAGAGAAAAAGAGATACAATGAAAAAATATTTAGTTATTAAAAATACACAAGGTTTTGAAAAAAGAGGGAACTGGATTTCTTCTGGAGATATGATTTTTTCAAAAGAAGAAAAGATTTTTAGAAATTTAAAAGATGCTGAAAATTATTATAATAGTATTGAATTAGAAGATAAAATTCAAGATAATAATAGATACTCAGATTACAAAGAACTTTATGAATACTATTTAAAAGATTTTTCTGATGAAGAAATTAAAAATAGTGATTATGATATTGATAAAATGGAATTATTAAAAGATGATTATTCATTTATTCAACAAATGAAATGTTGGTAAAGAAAGAAGGAATAAATATGAAAAATAAAGTAGAATATGAAATAGAAAATATTTATATGAAATTTGATAATTTAGGTGAAGCTAAGATGTATCTTAGAAAGATATTAGATGATGAGTCTAATTATAACTACAAGGTTAATAAAGATAATGAATATTGTATTTTAAAAAATACATATAATGATTTAGAAGAAGATTCAGAGATTATAAGATGTGATAGCTTATCTAATGTTATAAGTGTTGCAAAATATTATGATATGAGCTACGAAGAAAAAGAACTTTTCTTTGAATCAATAAAAGATGAATGTAATTATAATATTTAGTAAAAATGATATTGCAAAAATACAATTTTTAGAGAAAAAAGAGTGACTAAATCACTCTTTTAGAATATAACTCATCACATCAAAGATTAATACCATTTAATCATAGAGAATCAAAATGTGACACTATATCGCTTTATCAATGCGAATCAAGCACATTTACAAAAGCAACTTAATTGTATCATTCATTAACCCGAATGTCAAATGGGATTGTAACAAAAAAAAGAACTCAAGTTACTCTATTAGTAACCTGAGTTCTCTTAATTATTACTTACTTCATATAAAATACCACTATCTACTCTAAATTCTACATTATCAGCCTCCAGAATAGCCACTCCATTTTTGGTATATTTAGTTGGTAATTCAATGCCTTTAACAGTAAAAACCTTGTCACACTTCCAATATCCACCTACTTTTGCAATACCGTTACAGTTAGCATTTGTGCCGTCTTGATTACAAGTAGCGATAGGTCCACAAGGGATGAAGTCATTTATACCCACTGGATAACCATAGCAAGTTGTATAAGAGCCTACAGCTCCATCTTTATATTTGCTATTAGGTTTGATAATTTGATTTATCTTAAATATTCCATTAAATTTTACTTTAGAATCAACAGTTAATATTTGATCAGCTTGATTGCTAGAATTACTACCAGTTAATCTGTCTTGAACTTTGCTTACAAAAGTATTCCAATCATAAGGATTACCTCTACGAATATCATAAGGACAGTCTTTACCAGTCCAAAAATTGTGCTGAAACAAATATTTTCCAGCTTCTGTAACTCCGTAATTTTTCAAAATCATACTAGCAAGCTCTACTGCATTATCGGTAGCCTTTCTAATGTCACCACCAACATTATCACAAATCTCAATTGAAATAGTTTGCGTATTGCCAATTCCTCTAGCACCATCTCCCTGACACCAAGCAATTTCACCTTCAGGTACACATCTAACTGCCCTATCTTGATCAACTACATAGTTCCAACTCACAAACCTATTTTTCCAACTACCTCTTAGTAAATTAGCATGAGCTATTGCATTAGCATCAACACTATTATTAGAAGTATTATGAATAGTAATACCTCTGAAGCCAGTTCTTTTTAAATTAGGTCTACAATTGTAACCCAGTGGAGCCAACATTTCAATAATTTCCATCAAATGTCATCTCCTTTTCCGTCTTCTAAAATTCCATTTTCAATATTGTCTACTTTAGCTTCTTCCTTTGATAAATTTTTATCTTCCTTAACTATCGTCATTTTTTCCTCCTAAAAAATGCACAAAAAAGTCCAGTTTACTGTGCATTTTACTAGTATAAACCGGACATTTTATATTTCATTGTGCAGTATCATCATTATTTAATTTTTCTTTAAGCTGTTCAGGCATTTCTATACCCAATTTCTTACAATTTTCAGCTATACTAACCAATTCCATATACACTATATATAGACTGATAAACTGCCCAATAAACTTTATATTAAAGGCTAAACCTATTACTATACCTACAACTATATAGATAATCTCAGCTAATTTCTTTCCTATTCCATCTCTCATTTTGGTTGATTTAACTTGCTTATTCTTCCAAGCTTGGTAATAGCCTGTAATAATATCTGCTACCATCAAAAACAATGGTAACACTATTTCCCAGTATTCGTGTGAAAACTGTAAATTTGTAATTATTTCCATTTCTTTTTTCCCTTCTATTCATTATAGCCTAAAATTATAATAGGAATGCAAACCGTATCACCATCGGCACCTGAATTAGTAGCAATTTCAAGAGTTGTATCATTAATATATGTAATGATTCGTTCCCTTACTCTAGCTTCTCCATTACTAACAGAATAAATCATAGATATTCTCGTACCATTTCCCTTTGGAATTCTTCCAGTTGACAGTCTTTCAAGGCTGCTACTGCTTGTGCTACCTCTATAGATAATTTCATAGTATTTATAGTTAGCATTGCTTAAATTAATTCTTATAGCACTTGATATAGCTCCTGATGGATTAGCATTTTCCCATAATTTTTTTGCTTTAACATTGTTGATTCTTTGATTAATATTTTCTAATAGTTTTTCATTAATTTTCATATTTTATAGTCAATACTAGACTTTATCTCTATTTCCATTTACCAACTGCAATATATTTAACAAATTCTCCTCCAAAAGCTTCAAAGGATTGACCTAGTCTTGCATACATGCAAGCTACCGCCACCCCTGTTTTTTCTAAGTTTTTTGCTACTGCAACTTTTACAAAAGTATCATCACTAGTTACACACGTTAAAGTTAAACTAGGAATACTTATAAAAGCTTTTGGAAAAGTTAAGCTTACATAGGAATTATTTTGTGTGGTAATTGATCCATAACAAATCATAGTTCCATCAATAAACTTAATGTAACCATCTCCACTATCAATAATACCATCTATTCTTTTATTTATTTTTTTCATTAATATAGAATTTATTTGCATTTTTTAAGGTAAATTTAGTATCTATTTATGCTCTATCCGTTGTTTTTGTGTATTCTAAAACAATAATGGCATAATCCGGTGTAACTTGACCATTTAAAATAACTTGAGTTGCATTTGCCATACCGTTGCTATCTGTTCCGGTGCTTATTCCTACATTATTACCGGACCGGACGCGTGATGACGAAAAGAATGACCTAAATTTATCATAATTTCATCAACATTATTAATATTATGGTTAAATGTACTCCATTTAGAAATATAAAAAGTTTTTCTGTATAAAGTTCTACCATTATACCAAATGCCTATTATTTGCTCTTTTGTCGAATACGTACTTAGTTGTTAATTTTGAACTCATTTGAGTTAATGAGTTTTCTTAAATCTCTTGTTAAAATTTGATTAAGCATAAATACACTAGGTTATGATACTAAATAGTACCAGTCACCTCTTTTCTTAAAAATAAAGAAGGCTCTAGTATTAAACTTGAACCTCCTTTCTTGTAAAATAATCGTATGTATGTATGTATGTATGTATGTATGTATGTATGTATGTATGTATGTATGTATGTATAAGCGTAAATATATTTTCTATTTTAGTCAATATTTTTTTCATTTTTTCCTCCTATTCTTCATCAACGATTATCGGAACTATTGTCCACTTTGATGCATCCCAATTTCCAGTCAAATTGTCTTCGTTGCATTCATAAATTGCATGATTATAAATAACTAAATCCCCCTTGGAATATGTAGCTGTTGAACTGTATGTATCCAAGTTTATTCCTAGTGCAGTTCTAAGATTAGATATATCTGATATCAATTTACCCGCCGCATCTCCATCGAGTATATTTTGCATCTGACTAAATAAAGAATTAAAGATAGCATCATATTGAGCAAATATTTCAGTAGTATCTAATTGTTGTACAGCTGATACGACTTGACCACAATCACTAGTATTAAACCTACAATCTTCAATCATAGAATTTGTTATTTTATCTATCGATTTATTGATTGCAATATTACACAATCTTAATTCGTAAATATTTGAATTTCTTGTTAAATCTACCGCTGTTGGACTACTTGCATAACTACCTTCAAGTACATCTGAAATAATATTTAAATTTTCTTTTGAATATCTTAAAACAATACTATCAATTCTAGATTGATTATTGTCTGCTAAACTTATATTTATTATCTTGTCAGATGGATTATAAAACCAGAAGCCATTTATAAAAGCACTACCAGCTTTTAAAGTTACTGTCATATTATCATTTGCTATAACCTTTAATTCATTATTAAATACTCCATTTGATAGCATTTTGCTTAGAAAATTTGCTATCAATTCATATTTATACTTTCTATTTCCATTCACTGATGGAAAAAATCCTGATTCTTCCATATATCTTCCTCCTATTCTAAAGAAACAGTCTCCGCCAATGGTGTACCAAAAGTTGGCTTAATTTCCCTCTTACCGTTTTCAATTATTTCTTCCACTTCTGTAATTCTAACTGATTCAAGAATATTCCAATTTTCATCTTGAATATCAACTATATCACCTAAATCCCATTTATTTCTGTAATCAACAGAATTAGCTGTTATTTCAATACTCCTCTGCTCAGAAAGAATTTTGCTTAAACCTAAAGTTTTTAAGTTTTCTTTGTAAGCAGAGTCAGTTAGATTTTCTTTATTTTCACTCTTGGCATCAAGAAATGATTCAAATAAATCAAATCCACTATAATCCCCATCACTAACTTCTACTAAGATTCTTTCTTCTCCTTCACCACTACCACCAACTAAAACACTATTACAATTTCCTATCAAAGTATCTGTAAGTTCTAATTTCTCTGAATTATGATTCTGGGTTGAAAAGCAATACCTTTCATTAATCTTCTGATTGTGTGTTCTATCAATTCCAGCATAATTTTCAAATCTAAATACTTTATTTTCAATATTAGGAACGATTCTTGAACCTATATTTGATAATTTTGAGAACTTACACTGCATCTCATAAACATTCTTATATGTACATTGAAATTGTATATCTTTTGTTTGAATTGTAGTTTCTTCAATTTCAAACTTATCTGTTAGAGGAGTCATTTCTCTTAATAATGTTTTTTCAGCATCAAGAATATTCCCCTTATAATTAATTGTTTTTTTCACAATTCTTCTTTTTGTCAAATACAACAAAAAAGAGCCTGAACAAGTAAGTTCTACATTTTTACCATCATCAGAAAAAGATACTGTATCAATTATTGCTGCTTCTGAATAATCTTGACGTATAATAATCCTATCTTTTTCACCTAATAAATCGATATTATTTTTGTATGGAGCCACTACAAGTTCAAACTCACCGGCTTCGTAATACTTTCTTCGCCATCTAAGTGAAATAAAACTATCAATAACACCTTTAAAATTTAAATTCTTATCAAAAATATACAGTACTTCTCCTTCGGCATAAGATACCTCACGAGATGTCTGAGCATACGCTATAGGTATAGTTCCAGTTGAATACCTACCTGCTGATACAATATATAAATTATCATTGAAGACCAAACCATAAATAGTAGTACTTTTAAAAGGATCATTCTCTTCAACCCAATTTATTGCATCAGTTGATGAGATAATTGTTCCATTATACCCAACAGCTAAATACATACCGTTTGCATATCGTGATTTACATAAATAAGATTTTACATTTGAATTTTGCTTATTCCAATTCATGCCATCAGTTGAAGTTAAAATTACACCATCGGCACCAACTATAAAAAACAAGCTTTTTCCTATTGAAATACTATTTAGACTTGTATTTATTCCAGAATCAATAAATTTCCAATCTTCTAGATTATTGGAACTTATTATTAAGCCGAAATCACCAACAATAATATATTTACCATTAGAATAGATAATATCTCTAGCAAAATTAACTTCCATATAATCATAGGTACTAAACTTAAATATATGGGTTTTAATATCACTTCCATCCTTTGTTTCAAAAATTTTATAAGTAACTTCATAACGTACTGGACTCTCATCAATATACTGACTTATATAACTCAAAAGCAAAATAAATCTATTATTAACAAACTTAGTAGTTGAAATAGTATAATTTTCATCAATAGCTTTGTACCGCCAATTTATTCCATCAGTTGAAATTGCAATATATGCATTAGTATTACCTGTGACGAATTCACCAGAAGCTATAAATGTATTATTTCCATAAGCTAAGTTTTCAAGAGTAAACTTTGTATCATCTAGCTTTATGTCTATCCAATTTTTCAAATCATTACTATGTGCAACACCATTTGGTTTTTTGTGAGCTAAATAATATTTCCCATTTGCAAAAATTATATCTCTTCCATAACCAGTTACTTTAGTATTAATAGCTTTCCATTTCATTATATTGCCTCATAAGATAGAGAGTATTTAATTTCTGTAGTTAAATTCTCTATTCCAGAATCTGCCAATATTTTAAAATTATTTAGACCAGACTTAATTTGCAAAAATTTTGTACCATAAGCTAAATAGTTGTTTATATTAGCTTGAACTCCATCTCTTTCTAAAATAATATTTTTATTATTCAGACCAGTCGTAATAGTAATTACATCACCTATTTCTAACTCGTAGTCTAACGTTAACAATTCCTGAGTATTTACATTCTTGACAGTAGGATTTACTACTTTACCTGATGCAGTAAAAATTATTTTTAAACCGGTTTCTATTTTTGTAGGATTATCAATAGTTGCTACTACATTATCATTCTTATTTCCGAATTCTAAACCATCTTCTGGTATTTCTAGTGGAAACTCTATTCCACCATCCCAAGATGCTAAAGACACATTATGCTCTTCTACTTCTTCAAATAATGGATTAAATGCCATTAATGAAATTGTAAATCTTCTAATCGGACCTGCTTCTATAATATCTACTTTTTCTACTCTACATTTAATTTTAGCTGAAAAATCATTCTCATAATAATACAAGATACCCTCATCATTATCAGGAAACACATTGTATAGGTATTGTCTTCTAGAAATAAAGTTATCTTTAAAAACTCCAGTTATTGTTATATTTCTTTTGTTTATACTTCTACCTATGTATAATTCACCTATACCAAAAGCCGAACTAACTCCATATAGCTCAGATGATTTTTCATGGATTCCATCATATTCCTCCAAAAAGTAAGGAAATTGATTAGTTATAGTTATCTTATTGCCATATGAGTTTTCAAAAACTAATTTTTCCATATAATCATCCTCTCTTTAATTGTAATATTAATTTTCTAAGCTCGGCTCTGCTTTGCCTTGCAGCTTCTGCTGGACCAATATATTTACTGTAATTATTTATATTAATGGTAGGATTAAAATCAATATTCTTATCACTTGAATTGTTATCTATTGAGTTAATTTCATTGTTTTTTGAATTTGAATTTAAAGGAACAACTTTAGTCTTGGAACCTTGCTGTAACAACAACTCTGGACCTGCTTCAGCTACAATAGCAGCACCATTTAATAATGTTCCACCTTTAGCCATATATGGAATTTTTCCTACTGTTTTAAGATTAAATCCCCACTTTTTACCACCGATAGCAGGAACCCAATCTGGAACATCAAATTTAATTTTATTTAGTCCCTTTATTAAAAAGTTAATTCCATCAAGCACAATATTAAGCATCCCAATAATACCATTTAACGGTGCTTTAGCCAGTGCTAATAATTGATTGAAGATACCACCAAAAATATTTTTGATGCCCTCCCACGCAAGACTCCAGTTACCTGTAAATATACCTGTTACAAAATCTATTATGCCATTGAAAATTTGACATAAGGCATTATAAAAGTTGGAAATATTGGCTACAAAACCATTAATAACATTACCAAGAATACCAAATGAATTTGTCCAATCAGTTGCAAATATTCCTTGTAAAAAATCATTAAACTGCATGAAAATATTTTTTATTCCATCCCAAATACCAATGATTGCGTTTCTAAAACTTTCATTTGTGTTCCATAAATAAACCAAACCAGCTACTAGTGCTGCAACAGCTGCTATTACTAAAACTATAGGATTCGCAGCCAAAAATGAAAGTGCGGTAGAAACACCGGTTATAGCTAATTTACCTATAGCTAACACTCCATTCAAGCCTATTTGGGCAAGTTTCAAAGCATTTGTAGCAATTGTAACGGCACCTTTTTTTATCGCGTTTATTCCTAATATTAAATTTTCGTTGGTAAATAGATTAATTATTTTACTAAGACTACCAGCCATAGTTCCAAAAATAATTAATAATGGACCTATAGCTGCTACTAATAATCCAATAGTAATAATTATATTTTTCGTACTATCATCTAAACCCTCAAACCATTTTAATAATTTATCAACACCATTCATTAAAGTTTCTAAATATGGTAAGAAATTAGTTACTATTTTTTCACCTACAGAAGCTAAAGACGTTTCAAATTCTCTTTTTATAGTTTCAATCTTAGCTTTTGTACCACCATATATAGCATCATTAGTTTCCTTTGCAGCATTTGCAGTATCATCATATATACTGTTTACATCATTTAAAGATGTGATTATTTTCATAGCATTATCTTCACCAAGGGCACTCCATACCGTTGATGCTAAAGACAAAGCTTCCTGTTGATTTTGCATATTTTCAAGGTCGCCTATTACAGAATAAAATACATCTTTAGATGTAGCTTTACCTTTTTTCCATTCATTAAAAAGTTTACGAGTATCTTTTGAAAAAGAAGATAAATTTTCTTCTATTCTTCCATCAGACAAACTAATGGTAAACTCTTTTACAAAATCATTAACTTTATCAAGATTATAAGCTCCATTGGCGAGACCATTATCTAGAATAGCAAACATTTCTTTTGCAGAAAAGCCAGCCTGTCCCCAAATTTGAGTGTACTCTGCTAAGTTATCACCAAGTTCACCAGTTTTATTCAAACCACTTATTGCACCAACAGTGATTAAATCAAAAGATTCTTGAGCTGTTAAGCCCATATTTGTCATTAATCCATTAATACCACGAAGTGTTTCACTAAAGTCCATGTCAAAAGTGTCTTGTAACATATAAGCATTTTCGGTTATGTATTTTAAATCTGTATCTGAAATATCTCCTAAGTTTTGCCTAACCAGAGACATTTTATTGGCTATATCCGCATAATCTTCACCATAATTCTCATCATGAATTTCTTTTAAGACATTTTTAAATCTTTCTGTTTCTTGAACAGTTGCACCAGTAGATGCCATATATTTGTTAAGAGCTGTTTCTAAGCTCATAGCTGAATTAGCTGCTGCTACGTCAATGCCGACGATTCCAGCACTTAAAACTGATGCTTTCTTACCAACATCAGTAACCTTATTTGCTGTTTCTTCAAGTTTCTTGGCATAATCTTTTAAATTAGCAGTACCAAGATTTATTTCTTTGGAAACATTTTGTATTTGTACTTGATATCTATTTAATTGACTCTCCGCTGCTTTTAAAGCTGTTCTTTTTTTCGTAATAGCTAGTTCATCAGCATTTTCAGCAGACTCCATTTGCTTAAGTTCTTCAGATAGTATTGTCACTTTATTTTTTTGAGCATCATAAGCAGAATTTAAATAAACTAACTTATCAGCTAATTTTTGACTAGTTTTTGTATTCTCATCATATTGTGATTGTACTAATTGAAAATCTTGATAATTTTCCTTTAACGAAGCACTAACTGATTTTAAAGATTTGACAAAATCGGTGCTACCATCTGCGTTAAAGACCAAACCTACTCTTTTTACATCACTTGCCATATTTTTTTCTCTCCATTTTTACAAACATATCTACCATTTGATAAAATTCAATGGGATTAAGTTTCATCATCTCATCTATCGATAAGCCGATAGTTAAGGCTGTATACTTAATAGATGCCCAATTTATCTTTTCTTCTTCTTTTTCTGTGGTATAAATTTCTGGTCTTTTTTTTTAAAATTTTCTTGATTTTCAAAGTTTTCTTTAAAAAAATCATTTATTAGTGATAAATCATTAACATTTACTAGTCTAATTGCTTCCTGATAGCCTAATTTTTTATCATAATTAGCCCTAACAGCACTGTAAATAAATAAGCTTTGTACTTTTAATAGATTTTTTTTAGCCTGCATATCAGCTTTTAGCTTTTTTAATCCACCCTCGTAGTCTTCTAAATATTGCATAATTAAAAAACTCCATTGAAGTTCAATCTTATCACCGTTCTTTAATGTTAATATTCTCATTGTTTCACCTCCAAAATAAAAAAAAGAAAGCCAATTTTTTAATTAGCCTTCTTATCATTAAGCACCAGCAGTTGCAGCAGTCAAATCAGCATCAGTCACAATTGGCTTAGCAAAAAACTTTTCTTCAGTAAGTCCAGCAGGAAAACTAGTCATTTCATTGTCTACATAGTTTTTGATATCTCCAGCTTCGTTAAAAGGATAAGCTCTAATTGTAACTGTATCATTTTGCTCAGAAAATGATTCATCAGATGTTTCAATATCATCCGTATTTTCAATAAGCTGACATTTAGGAAACCAATCATATCTAATTCCACCACCAACTTTTTTCACTACTTTTCCATAAGCAAAATATGGTCTTTCTTTTGTTCCACCAGAACTAGCAAGACCAGATTTAGATACTTCCTCACCACGCATTTTAGCTAAATCTTCAACTGGAAAAGCTACTACTTCAACAGCTAAATCAATGCTAGAAACACTATTAAAGTTAGCATAGTCCTTGCCTGATGCCCTGACTTGAGTATTGTCACCGTTTTCAGTTGTACCTATTTTCTTAACAACTTCTGTTTTTATTGTTTCCTCATAAGTAGAATAATCTATATTTCCATCCTTATCAGGTGTGTTAAAAGCATAATATTGTGCACCGACTGTTTCTTTCATCATCGGTTTTTTTGTTTTAATTGCCATAAAAAATCCTCCTATTTATAAATTTCTTTTGTCATTTTCTCATAATATTTTTCTTTATTTTTTTCAAACAAAGGAACTAAATGTGGTTCCTTTGGTGTTAATTTAGTACCATCCTCAACCATTCTTCCATAATATTTTCCCCAACAAACTTCTATTTCATTTTTAACTATTTCATATGAAAAAGTATCAACTAGATGTGTATAATCACTAGATGAAATTTTAGAGTAAGGTTTTGTTAATTTTAGCAAATCATTAACAAATTCTTTCGCACCAACTTCTAAAATTTTTATTGGTGTTTCAACATTCTTAATTATATCCTGTAGTTCATTAAAAAGTGAGTCAAATACACTAGAATCTTCAACATACATTTTCTAAAACCTCAATAGAAAAATAAGAATGAAATTCTCTCTTGTCTTTTATGTATTCATGGGAAATTTTAGGATGAATGTTGTTACCATTCAATAATTTTTTTAATTCTATCAATTTCGGATCTCTTGGTTGTAATGATCTAAATGAGATCTGATAGTTTACTAAACCAGTATAGTTATTCCCAGAAGCCAATATGTCTTCCCATAAATATTCAAAAAAAACAATTCTAGGATAGGAATCATTTTGTTCCATAAACTGAATTCCTTCATTAAATACTATATCTAGCTTTTTAAATAAAGATATCAACTCATTCTTTTTCATTTTTCACCTCCAAAATACTCGGTGAAGGATATTCTTGCAAAGTAATGTCACTTTGTAAATAACCTTCGCTATTTTTAAAATGATAAATATTAAATACCTGATAGTATTTATCATTAATTTTTAATACATTCTCGGATGTTATACTCCTATCTTGTGATATTCTGATTTTATATTTAATCTTTCTTTTCCTATTTTCATTCTCAAAAATAACATCATCACTAAGTGATAATTCTTGATAATAAAAAGGATTGGAATCTAACAATTCTATCCTTTCGTAGGGGAATACAGTATTATCTTGCTTTATCTTGTAAAGATAAAAAGAACCGTCATTATAATTCGGAATCGTTGTTATATTTAATTTGAAGTGCGACATAATCACTCATATATAACTCTTTAAATTCTGCAAGTCTTTTATAATTTGCATATAAAACATAGTTTTTTAATAAAACTCTAGCATCCATGTCTTCATCAAAATTTATTGATACTCCTACAGAATTGTTGATATTATATATTCCTTCCTTTACATACCTTTCAAAATTTTCATTTGGTATATTAGGATTAATTAATTGTTCTTTTCGTATTTCGCTTACAAGATCAACAATCAATTTATTATCAAAATTCACTATTTATCTCTATTCTTCTTTGCTGTTTTTTTTGTTGCATCCCCGTTATTTAACTCTTCTGTTTTATTTTTAGATAGTTCATCCATTTTAGAATTTATTTCTTCTAAAATTGCATCTCTTAAATCAATTTTTTCTATTTCGGCATACTCAATAAGTTGATTTATATTTAATTCAACTAATGAATCTATTTCCTTAATCAAAATTTTCTTTTGCTTGTTTTTACTGCTTGATAATTCGTTTATTCTATCTTTATTTATTTCTTTTTTTTCAAAAGGGTACAAACTGCCCTTTTTATAATCATGATTATTATCTTGTAAATCAGTAAAATTTTCTACAACTACATACATTTTTGTTCCTCCTTAATAAAAGGTAAGAGGCTATTAAGCCCCTGTACCCGAATTAACTGTTTGACTTGCTGGTAATGATTCTACTGTAGTAATAGCCTTAAACTCTGGAATATATTCTTCTAGTTTAGTTACATCAAAGATATAAGCTACATTATCTGCAGTTGCACGTCCATTTGCATAAACCTTTCCAACAATTAAATCAGCATCATCTGTTGCTAAAGTTTCCTTATATTCGGTAATTCTCATACCATTCATACCCATTGTATACTTACCAGCTAGTGTTAAAGCAGCTTTGCCCTTAGGATTTTCTGTACATTGAATTATCTCTAAATTTTTAAATGATGAAACTAATCTACCTTCTCTATCATAAATTGCTGGTGCTACATAATTGGCTTCATCTTCAGGATTACAAATTAAATATAACTTATCTAAAATTCTTCTTCCATTATTTGTTAAATACGTTTTTGCTTTTGCTAAACCTTTTGGACTAAAATTAGTTAAATCTATAGCAACATCTTTATCTTTATGTGTACTATCTTCATTAGTCTTTTCAATTTGTTTATAGATACCAATTGGTTGCTCTTTACCAGTTCCACAAAGATAACCATAAGCTAATCCTTCTCTTAATACTTCTTCTAAAACAGCCATAAAATATTTATCCATAAATTGATAAGATAATTCTCTAATAGCTTTCGGAATGATAAGATATGCATCTAGTTTTCCTAAGTCAGTAACTAATCCTTTGACGTTGTTAGATAAGCTTCCTTTTAATTTATCAGTTAAACCTTCCCAAGAATAAGCACCGCTTCTTTCTGAAACAATCCATCTCTTTACATCGGCAGGAGCAAAATTAATAAGTGCAAGTACTGGTTCTTCTGTTTTAACATTTTCTAAAGTTAAATCAATAATTGATGTAGGAATTAAGTCAATTTGGGCACCAGTTATGGCTTGCTTAATATCTTTAAAATTCTCATAAAATTTTTCTTCCGCCTTACTAAGAGTTCTTAATCCTAGCTTACTAGCATATTCTGTATCTGAATTTGCTTTTATAGATTCCATTTGAATTTCATTAATCAAATCTTTATGTTGCTCACTAGCAAACATTTCTACTACTTCTGCTAAAGCTGTGGCTTTGTCCTCGCTTTCATTTAACATTTTAATTGCTTTTTGTTTTAAGTTTTCTGTGTTTTTTTCATTTAATACCATTTTTTTACCTTCTTTCTTTATTTATCATTTTTTCTATTAAAAAAAAGATTCCATGAATCTTCTTTCGGCTCGATTGATTTATCTAAGCTAGCCATTTTTGATTTTAACTCTGTATTTTCTCTTACTAAATTTCTAATATAAGAATTAATATCTTTTATGGATTGCTGAGCATTATTTTCTTTTTGAATCGATGTAGCAAATCCTTTGCTAAAAGCTAGTTGATAATCCATCCATGTTTCTTTATCCATCATGCTTTTAATTTCTTCTTCGGTAAGTCCTGTTTTTGAAACATATATGTTTACACTAGGCTTAGTAATCATTTCTAAATCTTCAGCTGCCTTTCTAAGTTGATTAGGATCACCAGAAACTTCAGTCCAAGCATTGTGAATCATCAATAAGCCACTTTCAGGAATTATTCTCTCTTCACCAGCCATAAAGATTACACTTGCAGCACTACAAGCAAATCCATCAACTTGAGTTATTAAATGCCCTTTAAAATCAGATAAGAGACTATAAATTGCTAATCCCTCAGAAACTTGTCCACCCATCGAATTGATTCTTACTCGTAAATTAGGAGTATCAACTTTATTTAAAGCATCTTTAAAATTATAAGCATCTACTCTCGTTTCATCATCAACTTCTAACCATCTTTCTATCAGTGATGGTTTTCTTATATCGCCATAAATGTATAAATCGGTTAAAGACTCATTTAACTTTACAAATTGAAAATACTTATCATTCATCTTTTCCATCTCCTTCACCTCCTTCCAAAGCTAATTCTGCATTTTGATAATTTTTCGTTATATAATGTTTATCTGCCCATTCTTCTTCTATTCTTGGTAAGCCAATAAACTCATTTATTTCATTATGACTATAACCATTTGAGAATAACTTATCCATGCTTGTAGAACTCTCTAAAATATCAAAATATTTCATATTAAGTTTATTTATCTTAATTCTTTCACCATTTAAATAATTTTCTTGGCCAATAATTTTAGCATTTAAACCATCTTCTATTATCTGCAAATGTGGTAAGATTCCAAATGTTATAAAATCATTCGTGGAAGTTGATTTATCCGTTTTATTACCATAGAAAATATCCAGTGGGATATTATACATCATAGCTACTTTATCAGACCATTTCTTTTCTAATTTTGACCATTCATCAGTATTAGTAACTTGACCAAAATCAATTTTTTCAAGTCCAAATGTTTCCGATAAAAGAATTATTGCATCCTCTTCATCAAATAAACCTTTTGTGATTTTCTCTTTATATTCTGCATAAGTGATTTCTTTCTTTGTGACAGGATCTTTTAAAGCTGGTTGTCCGCCCGGTTTTTTTAGTCTGAATTTATGAAGATTAGTCATAGTATAATGATTCCTTGCAACATTAATAAGTTCACCTAAATCATTGTAATAATCATCAAGTGTTTCCTTAATTCGTGAACATTTTAAATTTAGATAAATTACATCTTCTGATGTAAAATTCTTTTTTAAAATTAATGTATTATTATTACTATCACTTATTTGAACATTATAATAAATCTTAGGTAGTAGAATTGAGTTTGTCGATAAGAAACTATCTGCTAAATAGAGGGAGTTATCTAAGCAAACTATTAAAGCTTCCTGATCATCTAGATATTTCTTTATAACTTTATAAAAAAATGAGGTGGCTTCCTCATTTGGATTTGGTTGAATATTTAATTTATAATACTCTTGATCATTTTCAGATTTTTTTATTTTACCATCTTGACTTTTTCTATAAACTTGAATTTCTGATTTAGCTATAGTTTTAGCAATCATATCTATAGCATGTTCTATTGCATGCCTTTTAACGAATAATTGTCTTTTTTTAGCTAATAGTAAAGTTTCTACATATGACTGTAAATTTTCTTCTTCCTTTTTTGTAGAAAATAAATTAAATAAACTCATAATCTCACCAACTTTCTAAACATAAACATATTCTACTGTTCTTTCTAACAACTCTTCTCCACTCAATGCACAAATCATAGCCATAAATGAATCATTTTTTCTAAGTTTAGGTTCTACTTTTTCAAAATACATGTTTCCATCTTTCTTTGTTTTTAAACAAGTATTATTAATGGACCATCTCATAATTGCACTATCGCCTATATTTAGTTTGCCATTTTCAAAGAGACTTTCTAATTTAGGAGCAACTATTGCTGCAATAGACGCTGGATAACGTATCATTCTAATCAAGCCGTCTTTATTATCTCTTGTTTCGACTGATATACCACTAGCTTCAAATGTTTTCTTAATTAACTGATAACGATAATTATCAAGAATAATTTTTTTAACTTCATAGTCATTGAAGTATTCTAATGCCCAATTAACTATTATTTCTTCATCAATTGTAGGAGTATCTACTACTATAAAGTCATCAAAACCATTTTGTCCTTGATTTTCAAAAGGAAACTTAATATCTTTATAAAACTTATTAGATGAACATATAACGGTCCTTTGTCTCCAAATGAGTTCACCTTCATCGGTTTTAGTTAATATACCAACACTAGCAAAGTCTCTTAATGAAGCAAAGTCAATTCCGATAACCGCAGGAGGATAACCATCATATTCAGGAACTTTTCTTGGTATTTTTTCTTCAATATTCTCATAAGAAGCTTTAAGAATATTGTTCCAAGAAGTAACCACCAAGTCATCTCTTTCAGTAGGAATATTCATTCTTTTGCTGAGAAATTCACTTCTCTTAGATGGACGTTCCTTTTGCTCAATCCAATCAATCATAATTGCATCTGCTAATTCTGGTAAAAATGGCAGAGATGGATTAGCTTGCTCCCAAAGTTTCGGATTATCTACAGACTTTAAATCGTTCATTTTACATAAAAAAGGAAAATAACGTAATTTGTTATCTCCCGTCTTCAAAACTTTACTACATACTTCTAATAGTTCATCTAGTGGGCCTCCACGAACATCACCATTTGATGTAATAATAAAAATTCTACCATGCTTAACTTTACCTAATCCACCTTGATAAACTTTAATGTTTTTATCAGTTAAATATGCATGATATTCATTAAAGAGAATAGCTCCATCTTTCTTACCATCTTTAGTTGCTGCATTAGAAGTATTAAATCTAAATCTTGACTTAGTGATTTTATTAAAAAAATATTCTTTATTCCAATAAAAATATTTTTTCATCAGTTGCTCGTTATTTTTTAAAACATTGTAAGCAACGTCATAACTATCATTTGCTTGGTCTTCTGAAGTAGCAACTATATCAACATTGTAATTTTCAACGCCATAATATTGTGTTGTGAAAAAATGTAAAAGTGGAACTATAAAACCATCTTTACCATTTCCGCGTCCTTCTAAAATCACAAACGTTCTAAAAACTGGAATATCATTCTTATACATGAAAACAAAGGCATACACAAATTTTTGAAATGGAAAAAGTTTGTAATACCAACGTTCAACAAACCTAAGACATTTGTAGTATTTATCTTTATCAAAAAAGATATCCTCCCTTTTTAACGTAGGTTTAACTATATTTTCAATTAATAGCTTTCTTTCTTCATTGAAAAGATATTTATTATCCTCATAATACTTTAGATAATCATCAATTTCTTTACAGTAAATCATCTTCATCATCTCCAGTTATTAAATTGGATGATGAACTGTCTGAAGTTGGTGCTTTTAATAATGCTTGGTTAATTTCTAGGTCATTGACTATCTTTAACATTATCTGTTCCACTTTGATTAGGCTTGTTACAGATTCATTGGCTTTCTCCTGTTCTTTGCCATTCCCGTTAGTGAATTTGTATCTTATTCCTTGTTTTTGAATATCTTCTTTTAATCCTTCACGAATAGAGAGTAAGCAGAGATATTCATTAACTAAGTCATCATAAAATTTGCCATATTTTGATAAATTTTCTAATTGATTAGTAATATCTTCTTTAATTAGAGCAAAATCATTCTCTGTAAGTTTTCTAATTGTTTTAGGGTATTTTTTTAACTTCACATTATTAGTACCCATTTTATCATACCTCCTACCCCTTCCATACGCACGCACGCGTGAGAGATTTCAACAGTCAGTAACCACACACCCGCTCGCCTTTAAATCTTAAATCTTTCAGGTTTTAACGGGGGGGATTGAAAGAAAAAGTTACCATTTTTCTTCAGTTAATAGTTTCTTTTTCTTTTTAAACTTAAACCTTGCACGGTCTTCTACTATCTCATGAGCTTCAAATGATAATGAGACACCATTGTCAACATCTAAGCAAAGGTCTGGTCTCTGCTTGATTGGAATTTTATGATGAGTAGTATTAGCTCTCACAGGTTTAATCTTATAAGGTTTGTGTATTCCATCATCCCATTTTCCAGCAAAGAACTGACACTCGTAATGGTCACGTTCCAATACTTTTTCTCGCCAGATATCATAATCTGTTGATTTATAAAAGGCATCAGTATTACCTTTAGCTATCTCAGATGGCCAATCAAACTGTTTTCTTCTTTTCCTTCTTATTTTCATTTTACTCACCAAAAAAGAGAGAATATTATTTCTCTCAACGTGAACTTTAATTGTAATAAATTCACTATACACATATTAACATATAAATATTCAATTGAAAATAGTGGTCATTTTCAGCCATTCTTCATTTTTGTCAATACCCTAACAGCTGATAAAGATAATCATTTGGAAATATATATTTTTGTAATTCTTTAATCAATCTATATTTATTGCTAGCTATTGTAGTAGATGCAATAGATTTCGTAGAACTAGACCTCTTATCAAATATTTCAGCTATTTGCTCATGCGTCTTACCTTCAAAGTAATATAAAGTAATAATAGATATATATGGATCATTTTTAAATCTATCAAGTACTCTATCTATAAATTTAATCACTACTTCAGTCTTATAAATATCTTTAGTTAGAGATTTAACTGTTTGTTCTAATAAATCTTCTGCTTCTTGTCTTGGACCGTTAGACTTTGAAAATGCAGTTATAGATTTTGATTTATTAGGTAATCCAAATTCTTTATATTCCTTTATTTGTTCTTTACGATCTTTGATTGACTCTTTTAATTTCGGATAATCATATAATATTCTCTCAGTATTTTTATACGTTGAGCAATTCTTTTTAATTATAGCTCTCTTCTCTAGTTCATCTATCACTACACTTACTATCTCTCTATTATTCATATTTTATTCCTTTCCTTTTTATTCTCAATTACCTAAATAAAACTCTCTACATTCTTTGTTTTTGAAAGCCTCACTCGGCGACATAGACTTACAATTATTGACTTTGTAAGTACCACAAGCATAACCAACTCCGATGCCTATCATTAATATACCTATTATTCCTATTACATAAATTAAAACATTATCAATCTTCATGATTTATCATCTCCTATTACTTCTTTATCTTGTTGAATTAATTTATAAATGTATTCAACTACTTCATTAAGTATTCTTTGCCCTTGACAATGGAACTTAAAAGTATCATATAATTGTTCTTTGGTTATTTTGGAATAATCAGTATGATAATCTATTGTTGTTTTTGTATATTCGTTATAAAGTTTATTGCTTATTATTTTCATTACTATCATCTCCTTGTTCTAGTTCTTGTATTTCCTTTTTTATAATGTCTAAAATCATATGTATTTCATCATCGATTCTGCACCCGCATAATTTTTGTAAATATTCTACGTTGTATAATTTAATATCTATGTATTCTTTTAATTTATTCCAATTATCTTTTAATCGTTTGCAGTTGTTTGCAGTTGTTTGCAGTTGTTTGCAGTTTTGGGCTTTCTTCTTTCCAATTGATAATTTCATTAAATAACTCTTTAAATTCATCTTTAGGTATTAAATAATGGTCTGAGCCTTGTATATAATATTTGTTATAATCTTCTATTTTCATTCTTACACATCTTTGTCTTCTAATATTTTACTTAATGCACTTCTCCATTCTTTTGCACTAGGGTATGTATTATATTCAGTTTTTAAAAATTCTATTGCTTTATCAATACTTTCTTTTTGCTTTTTAGACATGTATTCTAAATAATCTATATAATCAAATATTTCTTTAGCTTCACTAACTTCTAACGGATATTCATTATGTATCCTGTCGTCTTGATGATACAAAATTTCATAAGATGTTGGATTCTCAATAAAAAATTTTATCTCTGGAAATTTATCACTTATTTTCATATTCTTTCTTTCCTCCTAAAACCAATTAGAATAATATATGCACATAAATATTGTTTCACAATTTGTGCAAGTAATTTCTACCATTTCATCAATTTCTATATTATTTAGTTCAATAGTGCTATTACAAATTGGGCAATTAACTTTAGCATTTACAATAGCAATTTTATTTATATTTATATCTTCAATTTCAACGAGTGAAACATAATCAGAGCATCTTTTTAGTGGCACAGTTGCACCTCTGATAGAGCAATTGATTTTCCCATCAAGTAACTGGCTATCAGCATAAGCACATTTACCTAATTCACATTTACACATATTAACCTTCCTCTAACTTTCCAAATTCTTTTTCATATAAAGTAACTTCATTTAATTCTACTAATATTTTTTTAACTTCTTCTTCAGTTAAAATGACTAATTCATTAATATCTCTATAGCCAGTATCTAAAGCCTTGCTTGTATATCTTAAGTACGTTCCTTTAGTAGTTTTTAAAATTTTTGCTTCATACCAAACATAATAATTAGCAAATAAACCTTTTTTTAAAATCCTACGATGATATGTAAATAATAATTCACATTTATCTGTATCATAAATTTTATTATCTATAATTGCTTTCATTTCTAGCCTCCATATATTTTTTTATTTTAGGATCAAGATTAATTAATGTATTTAAAGTGTTTTCAAATCTTTCACGGTCAACTATATTTTGATTTTTTAACTTAATTAAATTAACCGTTACCATGATGGAATACACAAGTAATATATCTATAATTAGCAATATCAGTAACCACATATTCTCCTCCAACATTGAATGCAATAGAACCTGATATTATATTGCATCATATATTTTATCGTTTTTCCTATATTTCATAAGGCTACAAGCCTTATTTATGTTATTAAATAGTTTTAATCATTTTTTACTCTTTTTTTCACGTTCTATAAGCCACTCTGATATAAACATATATCCATTCTTTTCAAGTTCTTCTATACTTTGACCATCACATAAATCAACCCAACTTTTATTTTTTTGGTATGACTTAATACCTCTATCCTTGATATATTGATTTTTATCAAAAACCTTCTCTAGCTTATTCATAAGCATCATTTCCACTTACTAATTTAGCTAATTCTGTTAAATCAACAACACCTCTAAACATTTGCTCTATTCTTTGTAGCTTTAGCTCTCTTTTAATTAGAAATTCAATTTCTTCTTCTGATAAATTATTAATGTTTTTCTTGTCATGTGTAATATCTTCTTCTATTGTTAATTCATAATTAGCCATCATTTCTTTTAATATTAAATCTGTAAACTCCTTTTTTTGACTTTTTCTCATATTTTTAAAACTTTCAATTAAAAAATTTTTTTCTATCATTTTTACCTCCTAAAATTTTATATTTCTTAATTTCAATTCTTTTTCATTATTAGTTAATTTAGTATAAATCCTAGCTGTCTCAATTGAACTGTGCCCAAGTATATCTGCTAGACCTGCAATATCACTAGGGTAAGCCTCTAAATAGCATCTAGCAAAATAGTGTCTAAAGGCATGTGGATGTACATGTTCCTTATTAACTCGTGCCATACCAGCTAATTTTTTAAGTCTACGATAAATCGTTGAATGTGCATAAGATTTTTTAGTATCAGGATTAAATATTATTAGGCCTGATTTAATCTTATGATCTCTACAATATTTTCTTAGTAGTCTTAATAAGTCTAACTTAACTGATATTTCTCTTTCTTTTCCCTTATTTCTAATAGACATTGTTTTATCTATTGCATCAACTTTAAAGAATGATAATTCTGATATACGAATACCTGTTTCACCTAAAATTCTTAGAATTAAATAATTATCTTCTTGCCCACATTTCTTAGCCATTCTAAGTAGCCGATGATAGTCTGATTTACTCAAAGAATATTCAAGTGAAAATCTTTTTTGTTGTTTAATTATCTTCACACACAAGTCTTTTCTATCAATAAACTTAAAGAACTTATTTAGTATTATTAAATAACCATTAGTAGTATTAGCTAAGAACTCATCAACGGTATCTAATTTATTTTTAAATTCTTTAACAGTTTTTTTATTTAATTCTTTACCTTTTGTATATTCTATAAAAGAATTTATATTAGCTTTATATTTCTTGATGGTAGCTTCTGATTTCTCTTCATCTTCCATCTTCTCAATAAATTCTTCTAATTTCTCTTCTAAATCCATCTTTACCAACTCCCATTAAATTTTGAAATCAAACTCAGCAAGTACAAACTCATTTCATTTTTTTACCGAAGGAGGCGATGAAAGAATGAAGTTAGATTAAAATACAATAAGTACAACTTGCTTTTTAAATAAACTTACTTATTATAAGAATTAATTATTTCTGTTTCTATTTCTTTTCTTAGATTTCCAACAATCGGATGAACTATATCATAGTATTTATCATTAGAACCCTTGTAGTTTGGAAAAGCTATAAATAAGCCATTATTACCTTGAATTAATTTTAAATTATGAATTGCTAAGCTATCGTCCAAGATAATCGTAGCAAAAGCCTTTAGATTCTCTTGATTATCAATCTTCTTCAAATTTACATTAGTTACTTTCATTTTTGATTTCTTCCCTTCTTAAATAATTCTTTACATTTTTTGAACTTGATAAAACTTTAACCTTTTCATTTAATTTTACTAAGGAAGCTTGAAGTACTTCTTTTTCTTCCTTGCTTTTTTTCAATTGCTTACGCAAGTTAATTACTTCTTCAGCAAGAATAGTATTGTCATCATTTCTTTGATTAAAATCAGAAGTTAACTTTGATATATTCTCATTTAGATTAGATATCTCACTAGATAATACTTGATTATCTTCTTTTAATTTATTATTGTACTTTGTAAGTCCTCCTAAACGAGCAGACCACTGCTTAACTGATTTTTCTTTATCTTCTATTAGTACTTCTAAGTTCTTAATTTTTAAAATCAAAGTATTATTTGATGCTACCAAATCTTCGTTGGATAATTTTAATTCTTCATTTTTTTTGCAAGCATGAATTAGTCTTTTTCTTAAATCAAACTCTCTTCTTTCGGTTTCGTTTCTTTCTCTTTGTAAATCCTCATATTCTTTATTTCTTAAAATTTTCATATTATTTCTATTTCCTCCTCTTTATTCTCTTCTTTTTGTATTAATGAGCTAATCGCCATAAGCAACCATTTATTTTCATTCTCTAGCCTTGCGTTTTCAACAGTTAAGTTCCTATTTTGATTAATTAACTCTTGTTTATCTTTCATAACACTAGCCATAAATTTATCAAATGGTATTTTTAAATAGTGCTCTGAAACATATACATGATTATCCATACTAACTATTCCTCCATCTATTTTGATAGTTTTTATTTGTACCAACCTCATCAAATCTTTGATTTTTAGGATTATATTCAAGTGTTAATATTCCAGTTTGACCATTACGATTCTTACCAATAATTACCTCTATTTCTTCAATATCCGAGTGAATACCTTTATAGTAATTTTCATTGTGTAACATTAATACCGTAGTAGCAGACTGTTCTAATTCACCAGTGTCTTTTAAATCACTAATTCTTGGTCTTTTATCCTTATCTTTTTCTGAGTTTCTGTTGATTTGGGCAGCTAAGAATATAGTACAGTTATAGTCTAGTGATATTTGCCTTAATTCTTTAACAATTGCTGTCATTTTTTCGTAAAGGGATATACTTTTTTCATTTGAGCCAATCAGTCCAGCATAATCAATAAATGCTAAAGTATGTCCGTTTTTACTTTCCTCAATAATTCTCTTACGAATACTAGCAATTGTTTGACTTCTGCTAATTACTTTGATATTTTTACTAGCTATTTCAGTTGTGCCTGCTAATAACATTTCCTTCTGATAATCAGTAGCTGGATTATCATGATACTCAATTGGAATTTTTGTATTTATTCCAACAAGTCTTTGATAAATCTGCTTATCAGCCATTTCCATACTGAATAAAATACAATTATAATCATTAGCTAAGTCTTCTAGTAAATTTAACAAGAACCCAGTCTTACCTGTACCAGGACGTCCAGCAATAATGACTAGATCATGTTCCTGAATGTTTGAATATTTAGCTAGTTTATTAAATCTGAATTTAATGTTTTTATTCTTAGAATTTATTAGTTTAAATATCTCATTACTTGTTAGTTTATTTGCTGAAGATTTAATTGTTAAAGCTTCAAACTTATGAATATCTGCAAGCAACTCATCTTGAGTTATTTTACTATTCTTGAATTTGTCTATTGAACCTAGAATCAGCCTATTCACATATTTCTCAAATAAAATTTCTTGATTATACTCAAAGTCAGTTCCCATAGCATCAGTACTAATCTTGACTACCTTTGATAAGATTCTATCTTGTGGAAATCTCTGATTAAATAAATGTTTGTATTTCTCAAATAAACCAGTCAAGCTAATTGTTTTATCATCGTTATACTGTCTTTTTAAAAGCTTAAAGATAAATTGATTATCAGCATCTTCAAAATGTTCGTCTGAAATGACTAGTTTTGCAACATTATCAGGTTCTAAGATTAAACTACCAAGTATTTCTTCTTCAATTCCCAGCATTATTCTAAACTCCTGTAATAACTCACATCAGAAGTATCAATGTCTTCCTCTTTTTCTCTTCGTTGCTTTAGTTTGCTTTTAATGTCATTAACGGTCTTTAAACCTTGCTTATCCCACTCGTAAAGTATTTTATCTGTGTATTTAATGCTATTTACTTGATTAAGAACAGTCTCATCAACTGCCAGCTTAATAATTTCTTCAGAATAATCCCAAGATTTTATGAGTTCTATTTCTGCTGGAGCTAAAGTTCTACCAAATTGCTCTTGCATGTACTCATATACATTTACATTACCATTACCATTTACATTACCATTTACATTTACATTAGGTTTTTCATTTTGAAACCTATGGTTTTCGCTTTGAAACCTATGGTTTTTATTTTCTAAGCCAGTGGTTTTTTCATAATTTTCTTCTTCAATATCATTGGTTTTTTCAGCTGACTTTTCTACATTTTCACTCTTTTTTGAAGGTCTACCTCCTTTTTTACCACCGTTTCTCCTTTTAACATTAGCATCAATTTGTGGCTTAATTAACTTAAACAATAATTTAATTTCTTTAGGTAAATTAGTCTCATCTAATTTACCAGTTAAGGCATAATCTATAATTGCCTCGTAAAAGGCTAATCTACTTTTTTCTTCCATGTCCTTACCGACTTCCCTGAAACTGTCATAAAATATAAAGCTTTCTTGCATTTTTGATTTATTCCTTTCTGTTTGATTATTTTTTAATCCATTGATACTAATATAAAATTTATTGTTTAGATATTTTTTTTAAATAAGATATGTTAATGTGGTAAAAATCAACCACTTTTTGCATTGGAACTAACCTACTTGGTAGTTTGGTTCCGTCTGCAGTGATTTCATTTGTAAGAGCGTTAAAATCAGCTCTAGCATATGCTATACACTTACCACTGAGCATAGCCATATCACTAGCTGTGGCCCACTGCTTATTAAGTATCACGAGCATTTCAGAAGCAGTGAGTAATTTTTTCTTTGCCCTCATATTATTTACCTCTTGTCATATAATTACGAACTTCTGTATAACTACATGTTCCACCTTTAGCAGCATCACATTTCTTACCCCATTTTTCAAAATCATCAGCTTTATTACATAATAAATGAGCTAAAAATATAAATGTAATTATCATTACAATAATAATCATTAAATCTTTAACCCAACTTTTTAATCTTAATCTTTTTTTCATTTTCTCAAATCCTTTCTTAGTTTTGCACGGTTTTTGTTATTTATTCACTCTTAGTGAAATTAAGTGGTAAAAAAAATTCATCAATATTGCATCCAATAGCAATTGCAACTGTATTTAATTTATCAATTGAATAATTAAACGGATGATTTTCTATTGATTTGTATGTTCTAGATGTCATATTCGCTTTTTTTGCAACTTCCTCTTGTGTCTTACCATAGCGTTCTCTTGCCGATTTAATATTTCTGACAACTTGTTCTTCGCTTGTTTCCATTATTCTTCCCTCCTTACACTAACATTGTATTTCACTATTAGTGAATTGTCAATACATTTTGTGTTATTTTTTCACTTTTTGTGAAATTTTACATTGATTAATAAAATAATGTGTAATATAATAAAGACGGAAGAAAGGAGATATTATGGAAAAAAGCTTATTATCTAAAAATTTAAGCTATTTATTAGAACAAAAGATAATAAGTTCTGATAAGATGCTAAAAATAACTGGTCATACAAGTCCTGGACTTATATCGATGTGGAAAAACGGAGAAAGAACTATAATGACTGCTGATTTAGTAAAAATTGCAAATTATCTTGGATACACAGTTGATCAAATGATTAACCAAGATATTTCTAAAATAAATGTTAATGATAGTTTAGATACTATTTATCAGCGTGCCAAACCGTATTTAACTGATGATGATATTGAAACTATTATGTTTATATTAAAAAAAAGATTAAATGAAAAATAGAAATGTAATTAATATTAATTGAAGCACGCTAGTACAGGTGTTTTGATATAGATGTTTTTATAAAGGAGAAAAGAAAATGAAAGAAACAAAAGTATGTAAACACTGTAAGAAAGAAATAGACAAAAGAGTCAAAATTTGTCCTTATTGTCTAAAAATCCAATCAAATTCTATTATTAAAGGAATTTGTTTATTTCTACTAGCTATTATTATTATTGGAAGTATATCTTTCACATTGAATAACAATACGAGTTCTAACAACAAAAACAGCTCATCTACCACGAAAGAAACAGAAAATAGTTATTCAACAAATAAAGTTAAAGAAAGTGAATTGGAGACAAACTCTAACGAAAAATTAAATTATCTTGTAAAAAAAGGACAAAGCAAAGCAAAAAATGCGAATATTAAAGAGGCAGATGAAGCACTTAGCTACATAAAAAATAATATTGATAATCCATTTAGTAATAATGATATTATGGAAAATCTAATTTATTATGGAACTGTTTTAGAGTATTATTATGCCAATAATGGTAGCTCATTTAATGGCTTTTCTGACATTAGAGGAAAGATAGGAATGAATACAGTTCAAGCTATTAAATATGTGTACAGAAATGTTGAAACACCCACTAATGATGCAACCATTAGTAATATTAATAAAGTAAAAGAAGATTTATTAAAGATAAATTAAAAAAGACCTCGTATTAACGGTACGAGATCAAATGAAAAATCACAAAAGTCGTGCAAAACTAAGAAGCAAAATACCAATAGACTGATATAATGCCTTGGATTTTTCTATTTCATTATATCAAAATTTCTATTGGATTTCAATAGGAGGATGATGAAAATGCCCGTTTATCAAAAAAAAGACAAAGATGGAAAGATATTAAAAGATACAAAAGGAAATAGCTGGTATTATAGGTGTTATTATATAGATATTTATGGAAATAAAAAGCAAAGAGAAAGTAAAAAATTCAAATCTAAAGGTGATGCTATTAAAGCTGAAGCAGAGTTTTTAACGTCAATTAAAAATACAAATGAATTGGACATAAACGTTAGTTTTATAACAGTATATGACAGTTGGTTAGAATATAAAAAGAATAAAGTTAAAATTACTACATATTACTGTTTAAAGAAAAAATTAGATAAGCATATATTAGACTTTTTTAAAGATTATAAACTACACTCTATAAAATTAAATATATTGAATAACTGGAAAAAATATCTGATAGATAAACATTTATCTATAAACACTATGAACGCATTAATCGGTTATTTAATAGAAATATTAAAGTATGCCAATATTTATTATGAGTATGATATTAAATTAGCTAATTATCTTACTAAGGTTAGAGACGATTCACCTAAACAGATAAAAAAAGAGAGTGAAACTAATTACTGGACTATAGAAGAATTTAATGCGTTTATATCTACTGTAGACAATAATTTTTATAAAACTGTGTTTATATTTTTATATAGAACTGGTTTGAGAGTTGGTGAATTAATGGCACTGAATTGGAATGATATTGACTTTAATAAAAAGACTTTATCAATTAATAAATCATTAAGTCACGATAGTTTTGATTATGCTTCAATAATAGTAGCACCTAAAACTAATAACTCAATTAGAGTTATTGATATTGATGATTATCTGATTGAATTACTAAAAAATCATAAAAAAGAAGAAAGTAAAATATATGGCTTTGAAAATCAGTGGTTTATATTTGGAGGTGTAAAACCTCTTGGACTAACTACCCTACGCCGATATTTAAATATCTATATAAAAAAAGCAAATGTAAAAAAGATAACAATACATGGTTTTAGACACTCACATGTAAGTATGTTAATTTATCTTGGTTGTGATATAAAGGATGTAGCTGAAAGAATTGGTGATACCATACAGATGGTTGAATCAACTTATTATCATATGTTTCCAACTCAAAAGAAAAAGACTCTTGATAAACTTAACAGTCTAGAAATACAATGATATACAATAGTTCATTTTTATGTTCTATATTTTTGTAGGGAAGAACTTATGAAATAGAATTTTATTCTTAATTTACCTCTTATTTACCTCTTAAAAAAATAAAAAAGTTTGTTTTGTTATAATTTTTAATTTTCAAGTTTATTGTAAAATCAAGCTTTTTGTTAGTTTTTGAAGATTAATAGAGTCTTTTTTTCTTTCTCCTCATCCGCTCCATAAGGTAAAATCGTCGCACCAATGTGACGTTAATGATTAAATCAATCTGAAAAGATTGATTTTTTTGTGCGTTATTGCAAAGAAAGGTGTGATGTGTTATGATTAAAATAATTAAAAAGAAAATCAATATGAGTGATGAACTCAAAGCCAAAATTAATTGGTCTTGCAAATTTAATAACAGACCCTACCAGATTATTGAGGGTAACCTAAGAATTGTGAAACATACAAATCTAGCGTATGTTGAGCCACACAAAGTAATTATTGGAGATACATTATATTTATTCTTCAATGAACAAAAACATTTTTATATTGGGAATTTAAAGAAGAAAATCCCTATTGCTGATTTATCAGAATACATAGCAAGGCATTAATTGAGAGTTTATATACTCCCATAATATTGGTTTATTTTGTCGTGTAAATAATCAATATAAAGTATAAGGTGTCTTGTTATGTGACACCTTTTTTGGTGCCTTTCATTAAAAGAAAAGGAGGAAGAATTATGAATAATGAAAGGAAGATTGCAGCAGTTTATATTCGTGTTTCGACAGAGGATCAGGCACGAGAAGGATTTTCTTTAGGAGAACAAAAAGAAAAGTTATTACAACTCTGTGCATTTAAAGGTTATGAAGTATTTAAGGTTTATGAAGATGCGGGAATATCTGCAAAAGATATGGAACATAGACCAGCATTTCAAGAGATGTTACAAGATATGAGGAACGGAAAAATTAATTATATTGTAGCCTATAAACTAGATAGAGTTACTCGTTCAGTTCGTGATTTAGAAGAACTTATATTAGAGTTAGAAAAATATAATTGTTATTTAGTTTGTAATAGAGATGATGTTAATACTTCTACTGCTAACGGAAGATTCTTTGTAAGAATGTTAACAGTTTTATCACAGTTAGAAATTGAAATTGTATCAGAAAGAACTAAATTTGGACTTAATGGAGCAATTAAGTCAAGTCACCTGCCAGGTCCTGCCCCACTAGGATATAAGAAAGATGGTAATAAAAAAACTATTGTTGATGAAACAACAAAACCTGTTATTGAAAGAATATTTAAAATGTATTTAGAAGGTAAAAGTTTTCAACAGATATCAAATATCTTCAATGAAGAAAAACTATTAAATCCAAAGAAATGGAAAGACACGACTATTCAAAAGATAATTGATAACAAAATCTATATGGGAGATTATGAGCAATATAAAAGAATTGCTAAAAAAGAAAACAAAGAACCTGTTATTTATATGAATGTTGTTGAACCAATAATATCACGTGCAATGTGGGAAGAATGTCAAAGACAAAAAGAAATTAACCAAAGAACTTATACTAGAGATAGAGTTTATCTATTCTTTCAAAAAATTAAATGTCCTACTTGTGGTAGAATAATGAAATGTAAAGGTTCAGGTGGCAAAAAGAAAAAGTATATGTATTACAATTGTGAGAAGTGTCATTTAAATTATCGTGAAGATAAAATTGAAGAATGTTTAATGCAATTTATTTATGACTTAGTTGAATATGATATGGCAGTTAAAAAGTATTTTCTACCTATTCTAGCAGACCATAAACCAACAAAAACTGCTGATATAGATAAAGAGATTAAACAATTAGAAAAACAAAAAGAACGCATTAAAAAAGCATATATGAGTGGTATTGTTGAGATGGAAGATTTTTCAGAAGATTATAGACTAATTGAAGAAAAATTAGAAATTTTAGAACAAAAGGAATCAGAACTTTTAAATCTAGATAATATAACTTTTACTCCACAGCAGTTAATGGCAGATAGAGATATTGAACGAGAAAATATGATAAGATTAGATACTTTAAATGATGTTGTTAAAACAAATTGGAAAAGCAAAACTAAAGATGAAAAACAAGAATTTATATCTAAATTTATTGAGTCAGTTATTTTAACAAAAGATAAAAATAATGAACTTCATATTGATAAAATTAATTTCAGAAAGAGTTATATAAATAACTTAATGAAGTTTTTAGATAAAGGAATATTAGATGTATTAGTACCTGTTGAGATAAATGGTAAAGAAGAATTTATTATTGGTAGTCCTAATATTTCTAATGAACAAGTACAAGAATATCTAGATAGATTAAATGAATTTTATGAAACAAAAATGTATCATCTTTATGAAAGAGTTGATGAAGAAACTGGTGACATTATTGGAGAGTTTACACCTAAAAAGAACGAAAAAATTATAAGAATAGTACCTATTTCACCTACCGAAATAAAAACAAAATCAATCATAAATAAAGAAGATATTGAAACAAAATATGGAATTGTTACTTACAATTCTAACAAACCAAATAAGAAAGGGAATGATTAAATTATGGAATTAAAATATACAATAACTAGTGATTATGAATTACCAAATTTAACTTTAAATGATAATAAAAAAGGACCAATTAATAAGTATGGAATGTTAAGACTAGATTATTTAAAACAACATAAAAAAGCACTTTATACTACACTTTTAATGAAAGATGAACTTACTAATCATCTTGTTTCAGTAAGTAAAAATGCAGAAAATTTATTAAATAACTTGATGGAAAGTTATAAAAAATCAGATGAAAAACTATCTGAAAAAAGTAAAGAAACAAATCAAATTGAATGGGCAAA